CCATTCGCGCGCCATCGTGATGTGACGGTTCACGTTGTCTTCGGCAGTGGGTACCAGCTCCTGCAGAAGCTCGAGCTGTGTCAGATCCCTCGCCATTAGATCGCCTCCATAGATTGCGTACGACCGGTCCAGCTTACGGCACCGTAGGTTCGGTGTGAACCGTGTCGCGCCTGTTCACTTGCTGTTCCGGCAGTCGTGATGTCCGGTGTCGACCGACCCGAATCCCCCGAATGTCGATCGACCGGTCGGCCTGTCGCGACTGTTGCAGTTCCCCCTGCACGTCGCTTCGTCTCGGCCGATCGTTACTCCCGAGTGTACGTACCGGGCAGGTGTGATCCCTGTTACCCGGGATGTGTGTGGTGCCCCCAGTAGGACTCGAACCTACGACCTGCGGATTAAAAGTCAGAACGAGTCCGTGACACCTGATGACGGTGAAACCCAGTGAGCGACAGTTGGTCCAGGTCGACGGCCCTCTTCGTGTCAGTTGGCGACGGCTGGTTACGTGGTCACACGGTTCCTCTGTGACCACTCTGAGGCCACACACACAGACTGCTTGGGAATCCGGAATCGCGGGTAGACACTGGTGGTTACAGAAGGGGTTGTGGTGTGCCAAGATAGGCCAGATCTCGGGGTGACGAAATGAGGTGAAGAGCGTGGTCGACATTTTTAACGATGCTCTGTTCACCCCGGCTGAGGTGTCGCGGTACCTGTCGATTCCGAAGCCGACGGTCTACTACTGGCTGTCCGACAACACCGACGGATCGCCACTCGTTCACAAAGTCGGCGCTGAGGTGCGCGGTGGAGCGTCTGTACCGTTCGTCGCGTTGGTCGAGGCGTACGTTCTCCGCTCGTTACGCGACATGAAGTTCACGAAGCGCAAGATCCGCGAAACGGTGGCGGATGTCCGTGCAACTTTCGACACGCCTTACGCGTTGGCGACCAAGCGCATCGCAACTGACGGTATCGATATCTTCGTGGATCACGGCGGCGAACTTGCCCGCGCCGGCGACCACCAGAAGCCCTTCCGCGAGATGATCGAGGGTTACCTCCGCTACATCACGTGGAGCGACAACAGCGAGTTTGCCTCCCGGCTCCAGTTGCGTCAGTTTCCTGACAGTGCCCCGGTTATCATCGATCCTCGATTCGGCTGGGGTGCACCGGTGATTGAACGGAATCGCGTTCCGGTGCAGGCTGTCTTCGACCTATGGCAGGCCGGCGAAGCCATGGCGACTGTCGCTGAGGAATACGATCTTGGCGTTGACGAGGTCGAAGCTATCTGCCGGGTTGGTGTTGGAGCCGCCTGAGTTTTTCCTCGACCGCGGCCTCGGTAAGCAAGTGGCCCTGCATTTGCGTGCGCTCGGGTGGTTTATCCATAGGATTACCGACCACTTTCCTGACGACGCCCAGGACGTAGAAGATCCAGAGTGGATGCGTTACGGGCTTGAGCGGGGCTGGTTCCCTTTGTGCAAAGACGGTCGTATAAAAGGGCGCGCGGCCGAACGGCGGCCGATCGAGGAGTTTCAGGCTCCTATGTTCTATCTTGACAACCAGCAGTTAAGGCTCGACGAGATGGTCCGACGGTTCGACCGATCTCGTATTCAGATCTACCAGAAAACCCGCCAGGTAGGTGCCGCCTCGTACGCGGTGGGGAGCAAGGGGATCGCCCGAACCTGGCCGTGACTAGGCCCTTTGATTCTACGAGGACCTACGCAATTCGGTTGTGTTGCAACAACTGTCGTAGGCGGTTACGTTTTGGGCGTGTCTGACGCTGAGAATGTGCCGGAGCAGGAGGAGTCCGCGGCACTGACGATGTCGGTTGCGGAGGCCGCGAAACGGTTGGGTGTGAGGGAGGGCTGGTATGCGACGCAGTTGCGCGCCCGCAAACTCCCCGGCCACAAACTCGGCAACCGCTGGCGGTTGACTGAGGATGATTTGCAGACGGCGTTGGAACTCACCGCCGTACACGCCAACCCCACACACACCGACCCCGCCGGCCTCACCCCCGGCTCCCGCCGCCGACTCAACCGAGGAACACGATGAGTGCAGGAACCTTAATCAGCCAGGGCGAGAGCGTGCGGTCACTCTTCGTTGGCCGGTCTGTCTGACTCAGAGTTGTCCCGGTGGCCATCAGACACGGTGCGGACGATGGAGGTCGCTATCTGAGCCAGTGGAACAGCAAAACCTACAGCGGCCCAGGGCGTGAGGAATAGCCCCGCAAAGGTCAGCAGAGAGACGAGCACCGACACGCCAGCGGCTAACCACTGGCCGCGCTTCAACGAATCTCGATCAGCGTATGCGATCGTTTTTTGGACCTCGACCTCGCCATCGATCGCGACACGCACTGTTTGCTGCCGTCCTTCTTGGAGGTCCATGCTTCGTTCCGCCATAGACAGAACTCGATTAGCTGAGCCTGGTAGGACTTTCTCGTATTCGGCCAGTGCCGCGGGAGGTGGGAGCGGCCCCTTCCAACGCTGCCGCCGGACACCTGTAGGCCCGGGGGAGTCTTCCAGAACACCTTCCAGGATCTCCTCGACCTCGTCTACGGACGCCGCAGCGTCCGTAGACGAGGCATCTAGAGATGAGGGTGGCGAATCTACTTCCGTCGAGCTCTCGCCGACTTCACTTGTGTCGTAGCCTTCTTCACCATTTCCTGCGCTGACGTCTCCTGGCGTCGCTGGCTCGTCAGCAGCGACCGAGGCTGAATCGACATAGTGTCGACCCCGCGCGCCCTCGCTCGTTTCTGGGCTCCCCGAATGGTCGTCATGTGTCAACTCTATCTCCGGTCTTGGTACATTGCCACCGACTTAGTGCGCAGAATCATAACCATGTGCTAGTTGCCGTGGGAACTGAATACGAACTCTCAGTAGACGCGGCCGGGGAGACTGGGGACTGTCGGGTAGGGCGGTATGTCGCCGGCCAGCTCCGCTCCGGAGATGAGTTTGCGTGCTGCGGCCATCAGCGTGGACTCGTCGGTGATCTTGACGACTGGCCCTGTCGGGGTCAATGTGAAGGTGTAGCCGTCTTGGGTGAGGTAGGCGGTGGTTTCGGGGTCGGCTTCCCATGTGTCGCCGGTGTGGGTGAGCCAGCGGTTGGGGTCGGTCTTCGACGTGATCGTCCAGTTCATAGCAGCGCCAACACTCCTAGTACGAATGCCTGTAGTTGCCCGGTCTCATCGAACTCACCGCGTGCGTCACTCCGCCCGAGCGTATCTTGCAAACCGACCTGGAACACCTCAGCAGGTTCTCGCGCCGGGTCGGCCTGAGAGTCAGTGGCGTAGGTCTTGCCGGCGTACTTGTTGCGCCACTGGTCCTCATAGCCGATCTCGTGGTCGAGACCATCGACGCCCTGGTAGATCCCGGTCGGTTCTTCCAGGATCCCGTTGGCGATGGATCGCGATCGAACGAGGGCGTATTCGAGCTGAGTGAGTCCAGGTATGGCTTGTTCCATGCGGTGGCCCAGTTCGTGGACCATGACCTCTTCGGGGTAATTGCTAAATGCGCCGCGGTAGTCCGGGAGTTCGTCGAAGGATGCGGCCGCGAGAGCGTCGCCGTCGGTTCCGCGTTGGAAGAATGCGCGTTCCGCGACTCCGACGCGGAGTGTTCCACGGCCCGAAGCGGCTACGAGCCAGTCGGTCGGGAAGTACTGTTCCGCGGCTCGCAGTTGAGCCAGCGCGGCCGCCGTACCGGGCTTGAGCCCGCCGGTGGCTGTGGTGATGAGAGCGGCGCTTTGGGGTGCACCGCCGAAGTCTCGGACCTCGGCGAGCGCGGACTGAATGATCGCCTGTTCACGTCGAGCGATGTCACGCTGAATTTCGTTGCGGCGCGGGGAAAGCCACTGCGCAGAGTCGGTCAGTTGCTTGTCCTCGGCGCGAAGCTCGCGGACGGCCGTGTCTTTGTCGATGAGAGCGCGGGTGTCGCGTTGGATGGCGGTTCCGACGTCGAGGGTGGTGTCGAGGTGGCGTTGTAGCTTCTCTGGGACGAGCTTCGCGCCGTTCCGGTCCTTCGGGTACTTAAGGGTGGTGTCGAGCCAGCCGGCGCGGTCCTTCGGGATGGACGATCGGGCGTCAGCTACGAGGTCGCGCGTCGACTGAGAGAGGGACGCTGCGGTCGTCTGGTCTGACGGCGAGCCCTGGCGAGTAGTTTTCGGGACATTGGTCTTCGAGGCGTTCGCGCGGGTTGCATTGCCTGGACCGTAGACACCCGTGATCTGTTCGCGGTCGCGGCGACGGCCAACGCCAGACTGCTCGGTGTGGTCTCGGATCTGCTTCTGCCAGTCCTTGACCTTCGCGTCGGCGCGCTTCTTCGCTTCCGGTGTAAGGGCTGTCGCGGATCGGCGTTTCCAGTCACGGGTCTGCCGTTCGAGGTAGCGGAGTTTCTGGGTGTCCTCGTAGCCTTCGTCATTCGGTTTGGTGGGCGTAGTGTCCGTGACACCAGGCAGCCAGATATTGCTCGTGTGCCTGCAATTTGGGTGGAAAAGTCCACGGCTGGTTGCGGTTTCGAGTGACGCCTTCACTCGGATGCGGGTCATCTTGCCGGTGAGAGCGTTCTCGACTTCGACGACTCCGGTGTTCCCGCCCGACAGCGACAGAACTTGCCGTTCGTACGGCTGGCATTGCGGTGCCGGACGGGGATGCGAGGAGATCACCACGAGGTCGTATCCGCGTTCCAACAGACGGTCTTGGTGGGATTGGGTAAGTGCGCGTGTAGCGGCTGTCCGCGTTGCCATCTCGGCGTAAGCGGTCATCGACCATGTCCGCCCGCCCTTGTCGGTGAACCCCTTGATGCCGTGTTTCGCGAACTCGTCGAGCGCTCGCTGCGTTGATTTCACGCGCGTCTCGACACCGGAGATGACCGTGGGGACGGTTTGGGCGACGACCCTGCGGTAGAGGTCCTCAGTGGCGCGGAGGATGCCGGTGTTGAGCGTGTTCAGCGCAAAGCTGGCTTCATGGTGGAGGAGTGCGATGGCGCGGGAGTCGGTTGCAAGCGCAGTGCCGGCGTTGTTGAGACGGATGTTTCCTGGTCCTCGCTCGCCGGCTGCCTCGATGTCCGAGTTCGCCACGGCTACACCTTTACGTGCGGCTTCGCTGATGGCGTTGTCGAGCGTTCGCGGGTGGCCCTTTACCATCGACGCTACGTGCGTGGCGGCGGCCTTCCGTAGGGCCGTAATCTCGTTGAGCCGTTGGTTGACCCAGTCGGGGGCGTTCTCATTCTTGCGGAGCCGTGAGGCGACTTCGTCCAAGAGGATCAGTTCGAGGCGTTCGTATTCGGCGATCAGCAGGCGGGTGTGCTCGTTGTCCGCCTGCTGCGCCTGTAGCGGCATCTGAGATCAGACCTCCACGTGGGTTGCGCCCATTGCTGCTGCGCGCTCCTGCGCAGTCTGGGCGGCCTTCTCCCGTGCCTCGGGAGTGCCTTGGTCGGCGTAGTGCCTGACAAGTGCTGCGTCGAGGCCGCCGCCAGACCGGTCGTGTGTCACGACGTAGTGGTTGAACGATTCGAGATCCGCTTCTGCTCGTGCCGCCATTGTCAGGGAGTCGGCGTTGGCGGGGTCCATCTCGGCGAAACGTTCCAGAATGTGTCGCGTGATCGATGACCCGTCGTCAGCGCGTACGTTCTCCAATGTCATTCGGCGATCGTCACCGAATCTTGCCTGCATTCCTGATACGCCAGAATCCGTGTTGTAGTTCTTCGCGCCGAAGTAGCCGGGTGCGAATCGTTCTGCGCCGAGGACTGCGTCGACGTCGGCGTTTCGGAGTGCTTCGCGGAGTGGCACCCCTTTTTCGAGCAGCGGGAGCACGGTGTTGCGCCATGCCTGTTCGGTTCTCATCAGTGCTGCCGGCGAGTCACCGTCGAGCTTGGGGCGATTGCGGTCGCCCTCCGCCTTGATGCGGGCGGCAACGTCGCGTCCTTCTTCTCGGAGTTCCTGCAACTGGGGTTCGTATTTGTCGGTGTAGAACTTCTTCCACCGCTCCTGGTGCTCTCGTTGGAGAACCTGATTCGCGTTCATATCGAGGTACTGGTTCGGGGTGTACTGACTGTGCTCCTCGATCAGTGTGTCGCGCTCTTTTTTCAGGTTGGCGTACTCGGTCATTAAGTGCTGCAACGTTTTCATGGGGATCTCCTACCGGTTCTCGATGGGGGTGAATGGGTTGTACGGGGAGCCGGGGTCGGTGTACGGCGATGTCCCTTGGTGACGTTCGGGGTGGGTGCGTCGGCTCTCAGTGATCGCCGCATTGCGCTCCGGTGAACCGACCTCGTATGCCCGTACCGCCTGGCTGTGCGGGTCGGCACCGGCATTGCTCACAGGGAGGATGGGGTCGAGGTCGATGGGTTCGACGACCGGAGGTCCGCCGATCGTCCCGAAGTTTGCGAGGTCGTAGGTGTCCTGTCGTGTCTCGTCGACGCAGTGCAAGCGTTGCAGCGCCGAGTCGATGGGATTCGCGCCGTCCGGAGTCGGGACGGTCGACGGTGTTCCATCCGGGCGGACGACCAGTGTTGTAGCTCCGAGTTGGTGGGTGCCGTCCGGTGACGTGATTCCTCCGGTGGCGGGCAGAATGCTGCCGTTCGGGAAGTGGTATACGCCGTTCTTGTCGACGTAGCCGAGGCCGGTGTAGCTGCGGTCGTCGGGGTTGTGGCTGCCGGAGATTCGGCGGACGTTCGGTGGGTTCATGAGATGCTCCTAATGTGTTGTGCTGCTTGGATTTATGCGATGCCCGTCGATAACAGGTCGAGGGCGACACTGCCGTTACTGGTGTCGAACGACGCATCCAAGGTCACGAGTCCGCCCTTCTGAAGCGTCTTGATCAGCTCCTGGTTCTGTTCGACGAGAGTGCTCAGGTATGCGACGGCTTCGGACGAGCCGGGGATGTCATTGCTGCCGGTGTCGAACTGCGGCATCAACTGCGACAGATCCACCTGCCCGGACTGGGCCATCGACAGGAACCCGCCGATACCCGACGCAGCGGTGAACCCGAGACCGGCCGCCAACGACGCGGCCTCCATCAGGTTCGTGGGCCGCATGTAGTCGCGGGCCTTCGGTTCGTTGTAGCCACCGAACCCACCATCAGCGAACTCCGTCACGTTCAGGCGTTTCCCGGTCTCACGCCAAATATCAACGGCGCGTGGACGTTTAGCGGGATCGCCAGGAATGTATGCCTCCCACGGTCCCGCCTGCGGCTCCGCAAACACACGAATACCTTGGGACGTGTCCGCGATCTGCGGGCTCTGATCCTCGATGCCGCCGTTCGCGAACACCTTCAGACTCCCGACAGCCTTCGGCATCCGGCCGTCCGGGGCCGCGCCACCAATGTCGGAGAAGTTGACGACCCGGACATCCACCGGACCCGACGGCGTCGACAGGGAGCCGACCCGACGACCCGACGACGTACCGCCGACGTCGGCACCGTTCATGTTCGGCACCGTTCCGACACTTCCGGGCTCACCGAGGTCGCCGGCCGTGACGAAATAGGCATGGTTGGTGAACGACGGATCATCCGCACCGGTCTTCCCGCCGACGACCACACCCTCCGAGCCGTTGGACTCGAAGTTCGTGCCATCGGGGTAGGTCAGGGCTGTGTGGCCGTTCGCGCCGCCACCCTGATCCCACCAGCCGATACGCAGCGTGCCCGGACCACCCTTGCCGAGGGTTGCGCCCTTCGCCTGCAACCACGAACCCTCGGTGACAGTCGACATGCGGGAGTCGAAGGCCGGCACTCCGACGGCTTCGTTCACAGCACCCGAGACGGCACCCGAGCAGTCGATTGCGTTGGTGGAGAAGCCGCCCATCAGATACTTGGCGGGGTCCATCGACTTGGCCCACGCCATCGACGACGCAAGGTCTCTGGCGTTAACGATGCCACCGTCAGCCATCTGCACGAGTCCGTACCCGAACCGGTCAGCGACATCCCGGAGGATGCCGACTGCGCGGGGACGCTTCGACTCAGCGCCAGGAATGAACGCCTCCCACGGGCCAGCGCCTTCCTCAGCCCAGTTCACGAGACCCTTGCCACCCGCGGCCTGGATGAGCGCTTCGTCGGGGAGCTTCCCGTCAGCGAACCCACCACCACCGCCACCAACAGTCCCCGACGGAGCCGACGCACCGCCGGCCGCGTTGACGCCGAGGACCGGCGTCGGTCCCTGCATCAACGGCGCATCCTGCTCGGGCACACCCTTCGATTCCCAGTACCCGATCTGGCGTTGACGGAGATCGACGAACATATCGATCGACTCACCCTGATTGGCACCGACGAACGCATCGATCGCAGCCTGACCCTCAGCAGTGTTCGCCGTGACCTTGAACTTGCCGTCGGGCAGAGCCTCGACCTTCAATCCCAGCGCCTTGAGCTGTTCAGTCTGCTCAGGGGTGTTCGACTTGATGACGATGGTCTTGTCGTCGGGGACGGCATCCACCGAGCCACCCAACGCCTGCATCAGTCGGGCGGAAGTTTCCGCGCGCTCGCCCGCGGCGGCAACATCCTCACGCAGATTCTGAAGACCGGGACGGGCACCATCGATATCGTCCGCGAGACCACGCATGTCGTCGGCCGCGCCCTGCACACCGTCCTGGAATCCGATCATCGCGTCGGATGCGCCTTCGAGTTTGTCGGCGACACCGTCCATCCCGAGAGCGCGCGCGACTTTCGAGGAGGCACCAACAAGGGTGCCCATGCTGCCGACCATCAACCCGACGGATTGTCCGGTACCGTCCGCAAGGGTCGCCATGACACGCAACGTGGACGACGAGAACGCCATGATCGCATCGAGGGTGGCGAACCCGGCGTCCGCGAGGCCGGTGAAGAACCCGATGATTTCCGGCTTGTGTTCCTTGACCCAGACAGCAACGTCGGTCAGTGCCGGCCCGAAAGCTTGGGCTAGGGCGAGTTTGATGTCAGCCGAGGACATCTCGATGGAGTTCTTTGCCGCTGTGAACGACGATGCCGTGTTCGATGACATGGTGTCGCCGGCCAACGCGGCTGCGCCGGCGACGTCTCCGAACTCGGTGACCGCAGTGTCGAGGTTCAGCTTGAACGCTGCGCCTTGGATGTCCTCGAACTTCGTACCGAACAAAGCGAGAGCAGCCGCGTTCTTCTCCGTCGGATCGGTGATCGCATTGAGCCCACGGAGGGCATCGGCCATCGCGTTCCGCGAGGCCTCACCGCCAGCATTCATGGCGTCACTGAAGTCCTCGGCGTTGAGATTGAGCTTGTCGAAACCATCAGCCGCAGAGGCGGTCCCGTCGGTGGCGCGGATCTTGAACTCTTTCAGTGCGTCGATGACGACGTCGGTGTCGCGGGCACCACCCTTGACGCCCTGCGCGACCAACGCCCAGCCCTCAGAACCTTCCAACCCGAGGGCACGCAACTGTGTCGAGTACTCGACCTGGGAATCGAGCAGGTCCTCGGAGACGTTCAGGCTGTTCTTCTGCGATTGCACCAACAGGTCGAATGCTTCGGTGGCGTCTTTCGCGATCCCATTCTTGACCGACTGGCCGGCTGCACGGGCGACGTTGGGGATGTCCTCGCCCATCAGCTCCGATACGACATTCAGTTGTTCGATGGTGGACTGGAAGGTGCCGGTGTCTTCCTCACCTGTCAGTAGGCCCGCCTGGATCGCGGCTCGGAGACCATCCATGTTCGAGGCCGCGGATTCACCCCAGGCGTTCGAGTACGCAGCGCCGGCCGCTTCACCGATACGACGAGCCGTGGCTTCGTCGACACCCAACTTCGCCTGAATGAGATCCTGCGTTGCCTCCTGCTCCATGCCGTCGGCGATTGCATTGGCGAGGGCCGCGCCGGCCGCAAGACCCAACACCGCCACTCCTGCAAGGGCCATGCCGATGGGGCCTGCTTTCGCGCCCAACCCTGCGACGCGGGGTGCGAAACCAGCGATGAACGAACCGCCTGCTGATCCGCCTGCGCTTTCCGCTGCCCCGCCCATGCCCTCGATACCGGAGGTGAAGCGGTCAGCGAACCCGGAGCCTGCTTCGTCGCCGGAGCGTTCGGCTTGCTGTGCGGTGGCGCGGAGTTCGCGTTGTGTGCGTTCGAGGGCGTCGACAGCGTCACGGCCGCCCTGTTCGGCGGCGCGGGCGGCGCGACGGTGCGCGGCCTCCATGCGATCCGAGGCGGTGACGGCATCACGCATCGCCCGTTCAGCGACATCGGTAGCTGATGCGACATCGCGTTGCGCGGCCTCCAACTGGGAAGCGCTGGTGCGGGAGTCCCGCTGTGCTGCATCCAACCGTTCCTGCGCCTGGCGGGCCTGGTCGGTCGCGGTCTCGGCGCGTGAGTTCGCGCGCTCCGATGCGGTCGCATACGTCTGTGCTTCACGCTGCAACTGCTGGTATCCCTGAGCCATCCGCTGCGTGGACGCGGTGATACCCGTGGCCGCCTGGGATGTGACCTGCTCGGTGCGGCGAGCGGACTGCTGCGCACCTTCGAGAGCATTCGTGAGCTGGTCCTCTGCCGACAACCGGACAGACAATTCACCGAGATCGAGTGCCATCAGTGGCCCTTCTTTCCGAATAGGTCCTGCATCCGCACCCGAGCGGTATCGAATTGGTCGACTGCGGCAGCGATATCCGGCCGTAGGACGCCGAGTTCTCGCATCTGGTCGACGAGTGGGACCAGTAGATTGCCGGCTGCGATGAAGTGCTCCATCGCGGCTTCTGCCGCCGCGTTCAGCGCGTCGAGAAGACTCAGGTCCACCAGCAGTCGGCTCTCGTCGTCCATCGATGCGAGGAGGAACACGGCGGCCGTGTAGTCGTCGCGGTAGGTGAGTTCGCGTAGTTTGCGGATCTCTGCGGACACATCGGCGTCGGGGACGGTGCTACTCATGGTCGATCACCTCTGACCTGTGGATTGGGAGTCCGCTGGTGGCTGCATCGCCGCTGGTCAAAGCCGGCGTGGTCACGAATTGGTCACCGGTAGGTTCGTCCTCGAATTCGGCTGCGTACCTTGCGAGATCGGTCTGCATGCGGAGGAGCATCGATTTGGCGTAGTCGATGCCGGATGAGGCACCCAGGCGTGTGAGGTTCTCGTGGGCCTTGATCAGACGCTCGATTGCGGAGGCGATGTCCGCAACTGCCTTGGCGTCGGGGAGGTCTAACAGGACTCTCTCCGGGCCTGTGGGGGTGTTCGTGACAACGGTGTAGGTACACCAGAAACGCTCACGGATCGCCTCGACGTCGGCAAGGAACTGCTCGGCCAGTAGTAGGCGCTTGGCCATGATCCGTTCTCTTGCAGCCTGATTGGCTTCGGCCGTGCGGCCGGAGTCCCAGAGGAGGCCCATGCGCTTCGACCAGCGGGAGATATTGGGCTGGGCGACACCTACGCGCTCCGCGACCTGCAATTGGCTCAGGCCCTCGGCGTGCGCGGTACGGATGGCCGACTGGATGACGTCGGTCAGCTCCGTCGGCGTCCTGCCGGTGTCCCCGCCCGTCACGCAAGGTCCGTGGCGGGCAAGGGGGAATTAAGTGCCGGCACGGTGACCGGGTGGCCGGAGGGTGTGAAGGCGTGCTCGATGATTGCCTGCATGTCGAGGAGCCAACGCCCCGCGATCAGCTTGCCGCCGAGCTTCGGCGCGAGACGTCGGGTCTGCCGGTTCGAGAGTCCGAGCATCGTCGCTGCCTCCTCGATTGGGATAGTGGGTCGTTCCTCCAATGAGGTTGCCGGATCAGCGTTATCGCGGACGTCCGCATGTCCGCGCACGGACATGCATGCCTGGACTAGTGCATTCAGATCCCCGGAGACCGGGAGACCGTTGGTTCGTCTTGCTCGTTGAGTGTTGATCGCGGCTCGGAGTGCGACTTCCACGCCGGAGCCGGTCAAGATGACGGCGGTTCCGATGACGGTGATGGGTGGCTGCGGATTCGTCATGCACTGACCCCTATCGCGTGCTCGATCACCGGCTTGCCGCTGTACACGCCGATCTCGACCCTGTGGATGAGTCCGGCGCGTGCAGCGCGGGACAAAGCCATTGCCGCTGTCCCGCGGCTGATATCGAGCGCTTGAGCCACGTCGGTCACTACGGTCCGTGACCGTCCCTGCACGAAGTCGACGACCGCGTTCGCTGCCTGATGGGTGTCGAGTCGGCCGATTATGTTCTCAGGCTCGTACAGTTCGCCCGCAACAACACCGGATAGTTTGCCGAGCTGGTGGTGCGCCCAGTCTCTGCACTCGACTAGGGCGGGGCACCCACCGCACAGCGCCCGAGCGACGGAGATCCGTTCAGTGCGTTGTTCCGCGGTCTCCGAGGCATCGTGTGTGGCGTCGAACATCGGAGCACGAGAGCGACACACCGCGCCGGGTAGCGCCGGCACACTGGCGAGCGCCGAGATGAGTTCGTCCCAGTTCATGGAGTCCTCCTGATGTACCTGCGGATTAGGTATCCGATGACGTGTGAATTGCTGCTGGTGAAGAGCGCTGTGGTCACGCGATGGTCACCGGGCTCGCGCGCATCATTCCCACACATCGACATGCGTGGAGCGACAGACCGATTCCCGCGCGCGTAGGAGCTGCCGAACGTTCGCCTCGCGCGCGCGGTGAGGCTGCCAAACGTTTGATCTGACACAGAACAAGGTCGCGCGTGCACACACGCGGATAGATACAAGCCCCCGCGCGGTCCGTTTGTCCGTAAGTCCGCACTCCTAAGGAGTGGGAGTGCGGACGGACATTCGGCGGCGGTCCGGAAATACCGCGGACGTAGTGCGGAATTAGCGGACATCAGCTCTCTTCCCCTTCGGTCCAGAGAGCGGCCGTCCTGACGTAATGCGTGCGCTTGTCAGTGCCAGTGTTCCGAAGGGCACCCCTGTCGACCAGCAGTTTTAGTGCTTCGTAGTAGGGGGTTTTCTTGAGCCCTGCTTCTTCTGCGAGTTCGCGGATGGACGTTCCTGAGAGGCCGTCTGTGGTGAGCTTTGTCCGCAGTATGTCCATGAGTCGGGAGGCGTTTTTCTCGACTGCGAGGGCGTTTGTCCGGACTCCTCCCGCGGACATACTGTCGTTGCCGACGAGGACGAGTGTGTGCCGTTGTTGTTCGGATGCTTCGGGCATGTTTTTGCTGGTCACGACGTGTTCGATCAGCTTGAAGTGATAGTCCATGCCCGCTGGCACGTCTTTGTGTTTCTCGACGTGCATCTTGGCCATGAGTTCGGAGCCTTCGAGTCTGAGATCGGACCAGACTGCTCCGTCCCATGAGTTGCTGCCTCGGCCTGCGGTGCCGGCCCTGGAGCTGTGGTGGACGCCGAGGATGGTGCATCCGGCGGCTGCTTGGATCTTCTCGGCGGCGTGGATGGCTTTGCCTTGTTCGGTTGCCGAGTTTTCTTCGAGGCCGACGGTGCATCGTGCGCGGGTGTCGAGGATCAGCAGATCGGCGTCGATGTCTTGCACCAGGTCGATGGCGTCGCTGATATCGAGAAGATTCCCGAGTTGGATGGGGCAGGGGAGGATGTACAGCCATCCGTCGAGGTCGGTCGGGTCGACACCGGACAGTTCGCACCAGGCGATGAAGCGGGCACGTAGGCCGGTAGCACCCTCTGCCGCGACGTAGACGACCTTCGCGCGTCTCGGGATGCGATGGCCCTCCCAGTTGCTCATCCCGGCTGCGAGTGCGCACGCCATTCCGCCGGCGGCGAACGACTTGTATGAGCCTGGGGCACCGGAGAGTTGGGCAAGGGTGTCGCGGTACAGGACGCCGGAGATGAGCGGTTCGACGGACCCAACTAGGCGCAGGTCGGATACGGACAGGAGCCGTTGCCGGAGGGTTGTGCGTTCCGGCTGTCGTTCCTCGTCGTCCGGTGGTTCCGGGGGTGTCCCCCAGTCGTCGAATGACGGCTGGGGGGACACCGGTATGGAAACAGTCACGGCCACCTCTCGTCTTGCTTCTCTGTGCGGCTGAGGCGCGCGTCGATGGTGCCGAGGGCTTCTGCGATTCGGAACAGTGCTGTGGTTTTGATCAGTTCGAGATCCGCCCTATCCCGGTGGTCCGGCATGTAGGTCGGGCTCTTGAACCTGCGGTGCATGTTTTGCAGGAGCTCGAAGCCTGAGGAGTCGTCAAGCACGGCCATCACTCCTCGCGCGCAACGGATCTCGGTGACCGCTGGCGAGCGGAGGCAGCCGGACAGCTGCGCCCGCCCGTCGAGACCGTCGCTCGACGTACTCAGTGAACGAGCAATGAGCGGTTTCGGATTCGGTTTCGTTAAGCAGGCCGGTGGAAGATTGGGTGTTCACCGCGCGACCGCCGTCTGCCGCTTTTCCCAGGCGTCGAATTCTGCTGCGCGGGCTGCCTTGGCTGCGGGACTGAGTGCCCGCCACGCCTCGACTGACATTGCGGGGCCTGGCCCTTCGTCGTAGGGCGGCTGGTCCTCCTCGGGAGGCATCGCGGGAATAGCCGCTCTGCGAATAGCTTTAGCCTCTGGACTGAGAGCCCGGTATACGTCGACCGATATTGCGTTGGGGCGTTCGGATGCACCGCGGCCAGTGGCTGCGGAGGTACTGATGTGCGAAGATGTCATCAGGTTCAATCCTTCTGGTGAGGTGGTTGTTCGGACCTGGCCCTCGGTGCTCACGCGGTTGCCGCCGCATGAAACTGCGCCGGGGGCAGTTTTTTCTTGGGCGGTCACGCCGCCGGTATTGGTTGACTGGACGACATACCCAGCGCTTCCATAAGCCCGTTGACCGGGACGACGTATTTCTTGCCAAGTCGGAGCACTGGGAACGGAAGTTGATCCCGCTTCGCCAACTCGTAGACGGTTGCGCGACTGATCCCCAAGACCTGTCCGGCCGTAGTTAAGTCTGTTCGGACGCCCAGCGCTTGGACTTGATCGTGCGACCACTGTGTAGCCATTGCGCAAATCCCTTCTATGTTGTTTTGTGACAACCCAGTGATATCACGTTAGTTTGCGTGCGCGCAATACATGGGTAATATGTGTATTCATGACACAAAGCTCTTCGAGGCGGTCGTCTTCGCCAAGCCCATGGGCCAGCTCCTTGACCGCTTCGGTCGGTCAGAGGATCCGAAGCTTTCGCGGCTCGATGAGCGCGCAGGCACTGTCCGATGCTTGTGAAGGACTTGGGTTTTCGGTGCCCAGAAATGTGATTACGAACATCGAAAACGGCCGCCGCGCCGATGTATCCGCAGCAGAACTGCTAGTGCTGGGGAGGGCGCTCGGCATTCCGCCTGCCCTGTTGCTGTTCCCAATTGGTGTGGCTGACGAGATCGAGGTGCTACCTGGCCAGGTGGCACAACCCTGGGCGGCCTACAAGTGGTTCATCGGAGACGAATCGTTCCCGTGGTCGCCTGCGGGCGAACTCGAAGAGCACGGGAGCGGCCCGGTCGACCCTGCCAGTGGAATGCACCGGTGGTACGACGACCCTGAACGGAATTGGCACGAGGGTGCTGCGCCAATATCGCTGTATCACCGGCACGAGCAACAGATGGAAGCGTGGTTCGACGCGAACATCAGGGCCGCCCGATTGCTCGGGGATGACGCAAGTCGCGCGAGTGAGATGAGCGAGCTGGTTTCGACGTGGCGAAAGTCCGCGGAACGCGAGCTGGTCGACGTGCGTACACAGCTCCGAGATCTTGGGTTGACTCCTCCCAAGCTTGACGATCGATTGCAGAAGATCATCGACCAGATGGAGCGACGATGAAGGGGTCAGTGTCGAAGCGCTGCAAATGCCCGGTCGAGTACGACGCCCGCGGCCGCCGTAAGTCCTGCCGCAAGCCGCACGGCTCATGGACGTTTCTCGTGGACATGGGTCCGGACCCGCAGACAGGGAAGCGTCGGCAGGTCCGGAAGTCGGGGTTCAGGACCAGCGACGAGGCGGAAGCAGAACTCGCGAAGTTCCTCGTCGACGTCGGCAACGGACAGGTCGCGCATGACCGGCAGCAGACTGTCGAGCAATACCTGCGCGCGTGGCTCGAATCGAAACGCAACGGCGACACCCGCCCGACGACGCTGCGCAGCTACGAACAACACGTCAACGCGTACCTGGTGCCGCACCTCGGCCGTATCCGTCTCGGTGACCTCCGAGCGCAACACATCGAGAACATGCTGGCGGCGATCGCACAGCCGAAGACCGCACCGGCGGAGGGGGAGCGGATCGGGAAGGGCAAGAGGCGGCACCCGCGCACGTTGTCGAGCGCGACCGTGCGTCGTGTCCACGCGACCATCCGGAGCGCATTGACGTCTGCGCGCAGGAAGCGTCTTGTCGCGTTCAACGCTGCCGAGAACCTCGAACTGCCGCGGGCATCACGCCCGAAGGTTCGGCCGTGGGAGGCGGAGGAACTCGGGACGTTCCTGGACGCCGTCGGTACGGAGCGGCTGGGTGCGTTGTTCGAGGTGTCTGCGATGACCGGACTGCGCCGCGGAGAGGTGTGTGGGCTGCGTTGGGATGACGTCGACATGACGAATCGCTCAATCACCGTCCGGCAGCAGATCGTCGAGATCAGCGGCGACGGCATCGAGTGTGAGTATTGCCACAACGAGCACCGGCAGTTTCAGTTCGGCAAGCCCAAGACCGCGTCAGGTGAGGACCGCGAGGTCGACCTCGATCAGCAGACCGTCGGTGTGCTGCTGGCACAGCGCTTCGCCCAAGACGCCGAGCGCGCGCAATGGGGCGACGCTTATCAGGACCACGGTCTGGTGTTCGCCCGTGAGGACGGATCGCCGATACCGCCTCAGAGCGTCACAGAGCGATTCAAGAAGGTCTGCGCAGAGTTGGGGCTACGTCCAATCAGGTTGCACGATCTGCGGCACGGACAGGCCAGTCTTCTACTCGCAGCGGATGTGCCGCTGGCGATTGTGTCGAAGCGTCTCGGCCATTCGTCGATCACGATCACCGCGGACACGTACTCGCATCTCCTCAAGGGAGTTGGGTCGAAAGCGGCGGAAGCGGCCGCCGGCTTGGTGCCTCGCGCGGGCCGTGACCAGGGGATCCGTGACAGCGTCCGTGACCATTCGGTGACCACTTCGGGTGATTCCGAGGCTCCCGATAATGCCTCTGACCAGGAAATACCTGGTCAAGATGGTGCCCCCAGTAGGACTCGAACCTACGACCTGCGGATTAAAAGTCCGTAG